GGGGGTTCCGTCGAACGGTGACTTACCAGGCATATGAGGGAATCCGCCGTAGTTGGCAAGGTTCCCGAACAGCTTACAAACTGTCGTCGTTCTGGCGCAACCAGGGTAGAGCGTCAATGCCAGCCCGACGGTCAGACCAGCCGGTGCCCCAAGCGTCAGGAAATCGTTTCCAGTATGCCGCTTGATACCCAGGCGTTCAAAGGAGCCATCCGGCCGGGTATATTCCAGGAAACCCCCGTTGAAGGTGCCTTCGGCTGGGTCGGCGTAAGCCGCGACCGTGAAGCCAGTCGAGGTGACAGTGGCGACGGTGTGCGCGTATGCGTGAGCGCTTTTATCCAGGTTACAGCCGATCCCGTAAAGGACATGAGGGCACATGCGCGACCAGAACAGCCGAAGACCGTTGCGATCATAGCTACCAGCGATAGAACGACAACTCAGCGAGGATGAGGCCCGGTCGACTAGGATAGCGTTGGTGACGCTACCAACCCACTGAATCGCGGCTTGGTCAGGCGGATCGCCTAGGTGCCAGCGCCGGAGCTTGAGCCAGAGCTTGCCCGATGGCCGATTACCTCCCCGAAACAGTTGGGCGACCTCCGCGTCAGACTGAATCTGGACCACTAGATCGTTGCGGTCGTTTCCGCCTTGCGTGATCCCCTCGTCCATGACTGCGGTAGGGGACCAGGTTGCGGCCACCTCGTCTCCGTCAACGATCTGTTCTTCGTCTCCCGTGCAATACCGATAGTAAGTGTTCCCCAGTCGAAACTCGTAGAGCATGATGGGCTGACCATCGGTATTGCTGATCTCGCGCGTTTCGTATGCCATTATGTGACCCCGAAGAAGTGGTTGTCAGGGAAATTGCCTGCGCGGGGAAACAGCGTGATCCCGTTGCCCTCGTCACTGTTTTGCCCTGGAGTGATCCAAACGCTCTGGCGTGTCGGGAGGGGTCCTTGCGCCTCCTGGTCCCACTGTTGGAAAGTCAGGTAGTTGACAAAAGGAGGTTCAGAGGTCGAACCGCCGCCAAGCTGCTGCATTTGGATTTCTATTTCTCGGATGTCGCCTCTGTCGGTATGGACGTAAAGGTTCACAAACGAACTGTCTGCTGCGCGCTGGAACTGGTGTGTCTCTGAAAGACGGGCCGGATTAAATTCGCCGTTTCCGTCTGTGTAATAGAAGCTGGAGTATTGCTGAGTCCCCAGGAGAGAGTTCAACCACATGCTAAGACTGCCTCCTCCGATTCCGCTCACATTGCCGGGCATTACTAGCGACACTTTATAATACCAGCCCTCGAAAACCGGAGCCACGGTCGCGCAAGCCCAAGGTTCGACGATCCCGCAAGGTTCTGCGGATTCGGCTGCGACGGGAATTGGCACTGAGAGCGGGGTAGGCGCAGTGCGGATGTTAGGGAAGGATCGGAACGTCGTGGTCAATTCCGTTAGTCCGGTCGAGTCGGTGTAATGCGTAAACTCGAAATCGTCCTGGTCGAACCGGGCCGTATCCATAAAGCTGATCTTGCGGACAAGACCCGGTGAGAGGTCTAGGCCCAGCGGAGCGTCTAGGTCCAGAGTTTCGGTATTGCCGGTCAGCGTTGCATCGGTGATCTGTCGAGCGATTCTCTGGCCGTCGAAAGTCCAGATAATGATATGCTCGCGGCCGCTACCAGGGCCTCCGGCGTAAGCGAGACCGATATTTTCGATCTCGATCTGGCTTTCCGCCGCGAGATGGGAGCCTACAAGCTCCAGGTCTCGCTTGAACGTGGGGAGCCAGAACTCTCCACGCCGTCCCTGGTGCCTATAGAGAAGATCGCGGGCGCTGGCAAGCCCCGACCGGCCTTGCAGAAAATACCGATGCTCCTGGCCTACGTTCGCCCGGCCTACGGGATCGGTCCGGTAGACCAGGCCGACCTGGGCGTCGTAATCCACGACGTCGTGTTGAAGCTCCGAAGACAGGCCGCCCACCCAGTTCGGCTCGCTTTCCAGGATCGGAAGCCCGAGATAAACCGGAGACCCGTCGACGGCGGGCGTCCAAGTATTCGCGTCCTTGACTGTCAGGCGTGTGACGACATTGGCGACGTCGGCCGACTCATGTTCAAGCTCGCCCAGGTCGTCGATCAGCGCGCGGCGGAGAGGCATAACGCGCGATCCTGCGGGCCAGGAGCGCCCAGTGGCCGTCGATAAGTCGATTCCTCCGGCGTCTACGGCCGCGACGTCGATCACCTCAAAATCAAGCGCCGTTGCCCCCTGAATAATGATCGCCTTGCCTACTGCGAACTCGGTATGCGTAGTGTCGAAATTGAGTCGATTGGTAACTCCGGCCACGGTTTGAACCGGGAGACGCACGACATCCCAGTAGAGAGGGACCGTGATTTCCTGGGCAGACAGCCGGTGCATGAAAATGTCGAAGAACGCGCGCTCAGGCCCGTGTAGCAGGAAAGACGCCTCTAGGGACCTTCTGGGGGTCTGACGGACAGCCTGACGCTGTTCAGCGCCCTCGTCGGCCCTCAGGAGCGTCGTAAAGAACGATAGGCGCTCCTGGACGCCTTCGCCCCAGTTGGGTCGAAACGAGAAGCAAGGAAGCAAGGTGTCTGACACGCGGCACTATTCCAATATCTGTCTGATCGTCGGCTTGTTTGCTTTGATTACAGTAAGGATCGCCCGTTCGCCAGACTTGCCTTGCATTGCGGATGCGACTTGTTCCGGCTCCAGCAGGAGAACCTGGCGGATACCCTGTGCCGCACCGCCTCCACCTCCGCCCTTGCCGCCGCCGTTGCGAACGTGCCGAGGGTCTTGCTCAGTGATAACCTCCTCCCCCTTCTGGAGGATCGCCGCGTATTCGTCCGGACGGAGACCCAAGCCACCTCCCGAGTGAAAACGCGGAGCGCCAAGCCAGGCAGCAGAGGACATCCCGGTCCGAGAACGCCTACTGCCTCCGACTCCGACTACACCACCGCTATGGAAAAACAGTCCGCCAAGACCTCCTGTCCCTGCCCCCAGGATCGCCTTGGCAGCCTGGAGAGCGACCATCTGAATAAGAACCTGTGCAATCGCCCCCAGAAAGTCTCCTACCAGGCTCAACGCCGTAGTGAAAACGTTGTTGATCGCATCGCCAAAACTGAGAGTGCCCGACACCAGGCCGACGATAGTGTCTGCTGCGGTCTGAAAAGCGGTCGCGACTCCGTTGACGATGCTCTGTTGAGCCGCCTGGTTGACTTGGAGAATACGGTCGTCGACATTGACCAGGCCCGCATCCACGGCATCCAGGCGCGCAATCCAAGCGCGGTATGCGGTCTCACTAATCAAGGGAAGACCCGTAAGCTCGTCGTTGGTGGCGCGAAGGACCTCCAACGAGGCGCGAAGCGCGGTTGTCTGTGCCTGAATCTCTCCAGCCGCCAGGTTGAACGCCTCGGCCGTCTTAGCCCGAGCTTCTTCGTCTGTCAGAATACCGATTTCACGAAGATCGTTGTAGGCCGAAACCAGGTCGTTCCGCTCTTGGAGAACCTGGTTCAGCCGCTCCTCCTGCTGCCCAAACGCAGAAGTCAAGACGGCGGTGGCCGCATTGTTCGTAGGATCGCCCGCCACGATTCGCTCCAGCCGTGCGATAAGTGAAACCATTTCCGGAGAGGGCGTAGTCCCGGCCACGGCGCGAGCAATGTCCAGGGCGCGCTGGGCAGCCTCGACAATCTGGGGCGAGATGCGCGCGTTGACTGCCTCTGCCTGGCGGAACGCTTCTTCAACGCTCAGAGCGCCCCGCTCCTGGGCGTCCGTGATGTTCTCGATCTCGTCCGAACGCTGTTGCGCCAAGAGGTTCGCTTGCTCCTCAAAAAACGCGATCTCCTCTTGCTGTTTAAGGATGTTCTTGCCCGCCTCGATCCGCTTCTCCACGTCGTCCAGAGAAGTGCCGTCTCGCGTCTCGGTGATCCCAAGATCGCGAAGGTCTTGCAGCGTATCAAAGATCGACTCGTAGCGCTCGTCGACGGCCTGGAGACGCTGTTCTAACGAAGCGCCTCCTGACCGAGCAACGGCCGCGTCAAGCTGCCGAAGCTGACGCTCTGCCTGGTCCTGTGCGCGCTCGATAGCGCGTTCCCTCTGGGCCGCTTCTCTGTCCGCGCGCGCTTGAGCGCTATTCCGTCGACTGCCTCGACGGGTTCTACCGCCTCGACGATTGGCTCTTTCGGACTCTTGATTGATCTTGCGCTGTTCTGCCGCGATAGCCTGAGTGACTGCGCGTTCTTCTAAGGCATCAGAAACTCCGGCGGCCTGTGCGCGACGGCGGGCGTTCACCTCTACATTGCGAAGACGCTCTTGCTTAGTAAGCTCTCGCGTAGAACCGATTTCGTCGTCCAGTTCTCGTTGGAACCGTCGATCTCTGATCTGCTGATCGGTGGCCCCTCGCCTGCCTCCGCCACCACCGCCGCCGCCTCCGGCGCGCGGGCGAACCGTAGTCACGGCTTCGCGCCGGGCCTCCTCGAAGCTCTTGCCTGCCACCAACCCGGTCAAGAAAGTGAAACCGATAATCGCGTCTTCGATGAATTTGTTAAAGCGATCAATAACCGGCTGCGCCACTTGCGTCAGAAACGTAGTGAGGTTCGAGAACGCCGTCTTTATGTTGTTGATTGAGGGAGTCCATACGCTGTCGGTCAGAGACGCTTGGTTCTCCAGAGCCGTAGTCATAAGCTCGGTCGCCAGTCGGCGCGCGCCTTCGGCGTCTCCAGACTCAAACAAAGCGTCGATCCGGTCAAGTTCTTCGAGTGTCAGGATGTTCGTGGCTTCCGCCAAAGTCTCAACGGCCTCGATCCCTCCGTTCTGAGCGTCGATGAACAGGGCCATCGCCTCCTCGGCCTCGATACCGAGCTTTTCGTTCAGCAAAGTAACCGCTTCGATGGTGGGTTCAACATCTTCGGGACGCAGCTTATCCAGCGCTTCGGAAATGAGTTCCCCGGCCTTTTCGGATTCGACCCCGAGCTTTTCCATTTCATCCGTAAAACGGATGATCTGGTCAGGGTTCAACTGATCGCTAAGACCCCGCAAGTCGAGTTCGGCAATCGCTCGGTTGACCTCGGTGACTTTATTACCGACGACCACGAAAGCGGCGATAAACGGAGCCAAGGCAACAACAATAGCTCCGATAATCAGAAGAACCGGACCCAGGCTAGAAAGAAGACTGACAATCCCGGCGTTGATCTTCGGGAAAAGCTGACTGATCTGGAGACCTTGTTGAAGCAAAATAGTGAGAGGCTTTTGGCCGGAAGCCAACCCTACCACGACATCGTTTATTTGAAACGAAAGTTGTTGAATCTGGAACGGGTCTAGGCCGAACAGAGAAGCCTGCCCGCCGCCCTGAGATGCACTGATCCCCGACGCGGCTTCCTGGGCGGCGGCCCCGAGTCGGTTTTGAGCGTCTGCCAGATTGTTTGTATCTACCCCGGCCAGGGTGAGTTCGCGCCGAAGCTCTCCGAGCTTGGTTTCTTCTGCGTCAAGCGCGCGGCCGGTCGA